AGCATTAAACCTACCTTTAAAAGCTATTCTTTTTAAGTTTTTAGTAAGCTTTGTTATTATATTGCTTTTTATTTTAGGGTCAACAAAAGACTTGTCACCCTTCATTAGCTTGTCAAAACTACTTAGTTTTCTAGCTTTTTTACCTTGATCTATATCGGATGTCTCGTTTGTTTTATTACTAACAGCGGTCTTCAGAGTACCGTCCTCCTTAGTTAAACCTTCGTTAATAGCATCTTTAGAGAAATACTTAAATACCTCTTTAGATCTTTCTTTGAAAAAAGTGTTTATATAAGCGGCAACATTATTATACTTTTGTTTCTTGGATTCAAAATCTTGAACTAAACCAACTACGTTTCTAGCTTTAGAGTCTTCTTTTTGACTAGGTATTTTATCATACAACATCATAGCAAGCATGTCTTCTTTCTTGCCATCAAAAACTTCTTTTTGATTCTGCGTATAATTACTACCTTCTTTTAAACTATTAAACACAGCTTCAGCCATGCCTCTATATTTGTCAGCTATATCAAAACCTGCAATTTGCTTATCTGTATTGTTATTGTATATGTCATTAACCTCTTGAACCTCTTTTGTATCAGATAATTGTATTTTATCTAACACGTCAGCTTTTGCTACCTTGTTTTTATCAACAACGTTTAGTATGTCCTGACTTATTTTTCCAGACTTTATACTCTTGTCGTAGGCTTTCATAAAGTTATAAGCACCTCTACCACTTTCAAAGTCTATGTTATCAAAACCTTTACCTTGATATAATTTAGTTAGATAGTTTTTTACTTTAGTAAAAACACCTTCATCAAAGTTTATTCTGTTTTTAACTAATCCTTCAGAGAAAACATTAAAGTACTCGGTAAAGTATTCCTGAGTACCAATTTTCTTGCCTTGAGCTTTTAGCTCACCTTCAACCCAATTTAACTGCTTACTATTTAGTGTTTTCTTAAATTTATTTACTAAAACTTTTTGGGATTTTGCATCACCAACCATAGCGTTTAATATTGGGTGTAAAACCTCGTGACTACCAACTCCAACCGCGCCTTGTTTTAAAGCTACTCTTTGGTTTATTATTATTTTACCGTTACCTATAAATGCACCGTTGACGTTTTTACCGTCTAAACCTTTTATTAATCTTTCGAATTCAGCATTTGATTTTGCCACAACAGTGTCTAAACCTAACTGCTTAGAAGCTATTTCTGTAAAACTAACATTTTCTCCGTAGTTCTGCTTTAAAACTCTATCAAATATTTCGTTGTTAATATTTTCTAGAGCAGATATGTCTGATCCAACACCTTGTATGTCTTTGTTTTTATTCAAAGCGTTTATTGCATCAATGTTTTTAGCATAATCTTGTAGGTCTTTACCACTTAGATTATCAAGAATCATTTTATTTTTATTCTGTATCTCTAATATTTGAGATAAAATCTTCTTGTTTGTTTTCTCTATAGCTTTTGCACCTTTTTTATTACCTGCTTCGGTTAGTTTTTTAGCTTTTTCTGATTGAGCTATAAACTCTTCTGTTAGCTTATTTTTTTGCTCTCTAACACTTTTAGGCATTAACACGTATTCTACTCTATCTTTTATAGCAGTATCTGATTGAGCTGCTGTCGCAACAGCCGTAACACCACCACCACTAAAAGCACCTATTATACCTTCATCTATAGTTTGGTATATTGTTTTCATTACGCCATCAGGATTTGCTTCATCGCTTAAAACACCTCTATCTAACCATAATGAGTCACTAAATTTGTTAAGTATGCTTTGACCTATCTCTGTACTACCTTCTTTTAAACCTATACCTAAAACATCTAAAACCTTACGGCCTATACCTTTTTCCATTTGCTTAACAGCTTCAGAAGCAACTTTGCTACCACCTGGTAACAAGCCTTTAGCGGCTAACAACCTTCTTGTTATCAAAGCGTCTAACATTTCAATAGTACCAGTTGTAGCAGCAGCTCCATTTAATCTCCACAGAGCTTGATCTATACCGTCTTTGTTTTCAGCGCGATTAACCTCTTCGACAAATTTATCACCAGCTAAACCAACACCCATAAAACCAGCGGTGTAAGGGTTCATTGACATTATAGTAAAAGGAGCACTAGTTAGACCGTCTCTAAATATTCTAGCAGCAACTTCACCATAATCAGTATCTTCACTTAGTATTTCTTCTGTTATTGTATTGCTAAATTCAGTTTGGTTTTGTATTAATTTTTTCTGTGTTTCGTCTATTGCTTCTCTAGACGTGTTAAATAAAAAACCTCCGCCACCTGGCATTAATTGATCAGCTATAAACCTTGTATGAGTGTTGTAATTAACTATTTCATCTTTAGTTTTTTGAAACCAAGCTGCGTTGTCAACTGCTTTTTTTCTTTGTTCTGGTGTTAAACTAAAGCTTTTAGCTTTTATCATTTCAATAATACTAGCGCTCTGTGTCATAGCCCATTGCTCTATGTCTTTAGTATTGTCAAAAACAATCTCTACTGCTGTATTAGCAAGTCCTTTAAAAGCTTCCCCAGCTACTTTCCAATTACTAGGTTTATCCTCTTGTGAATCCGACGAACCATCTTCCGATTTTGAAGCCATATCTTTTTCTGACCCCGTATTCGCCTCTACATTTACAGGGTCTGTTTGCTTTCCCGCAGAAAACTCCTGCACTACTGCTTTAATGTTTTCCTCTGACTCACCAGCGTCCATCATTCTTTGGACGATCAATTCTAATTCTTCCATATTTAATTCGAGTATTTAGCTATTAAATCTGCTGCTGATGGTTCTGTAGCTTGTTCTTCACTACTACCACCATTTATCATTGCTCTAATTTCTTCTAAAGAAGGTATCATGTTATCTGGTACGCCTTCTTTTTTTAATATTCTATAAATAGTGTTTTCATTTAATTCTTTATCTAAAAATATAACTTCGTCGCTATATATAAGATCACCAGTACCGTCTTCGTTATCTAAAAATTGACCTTTAGAGTAAGCGGTTAAAGAACCTCCGTCACCATTTGCAAAATTACTTAAACCTTTAAACATATTGTTTAATACTGTTCCGTATTTTCTTTCAGTTGCGCTACCGCTTCTAGTTTTTGTTCTTGTTTTGTTAGCCTTTTCTTTAATACTAGTCGCTGCGGTTTCTTTAAACATACCCATGTAAGAATCTATAACCATATCTCTAAGCTCATCAGTTCTTTCTTCATTATAGAGTAAATCATCGTCTAATATACCTAAACCACCTTCTGTTATAAAATCATCAGTAGCTAATGACAAAACATCATCTCTAGACTTAGTTATATTTTGAAGTTTCATTCTATATAACCTTTCTGAGCTAGGACTCATTACTCCACTCTTATAAATAGCTTCGTTCATGTTTAGTATCTCGCTAGCACCTTTGTTGTTTTTAACAGTGTAATCAGGTATTTCGTTAAAGTTAATGTAACCACCTTCTTCGTTTAAAAAAGTTATATTGCCGTCATCTGAAAAAGTCATATCTAACTCATCAGTATATACAGAAGATAGTAGATCTCTCTTGTAAGGATTAACAGAGTTGCTAACCATACCGTTTTGGCTGTCTTCTAAGAAATTATCTTTGTAAGATTTAAATTGAGTTAGTTGACTGTCTACGTTTTTAAAAGAGTTTTCAATCTCAGTCATTCTACTTTTTATAGCTATGCTATTAGTAAAATCACCATTACTCTCATAGTTGGCTGCTTGTTGAGCTAGCTCAGCAAATTCTAATTGCTTACTCTTAGCCCAGTCTTGAACACCTGGTTGATACTTTGCTGGAAGCTTAGAAGTATCAATACCATCGGGCATAGTGTTAAGGTATTTCTCCACCTTAGCATTAGACCTAGCTTTCTTGATCTGTTCTTCTCTTTTTCTAGCTAAAATAGCATTCATTTGCTCTTGAAAGTGCTTTTCTTGTAGTTTAGAGTTATTTAAAGCATCAGCATTTGTGACGTTAACAACTTTACTTCCTGAGTAATCTGGTAGTTCCATATATATTTTAATTTATGTCGATTGATTTGGCAATGTAGCTACTTCACCAGGGCCTGCGCCTTTTTGCGCAAGACCGTGGTTAGCACCACCTTTTAAAAATGTAGACCCCATACCAACCATTTCACCAACACCACCCATTATAGAGTTAGTAGCTTGTTGTCTTGCTTGATTAGCTGCTGATAACCTTTGGCCAGCTCTACCCAACATACCTGTTGTTTTGCTAGCTTCCATTTGTCTAGACATCATGTCACCTTCAACCATGTTTTGTTGCATTTGTGCTTCTTGCCCCATTGCTAGTCTTTGGTTTGACTGCTCTTGTTGTCCTATACTAGCTGTAGCTTGTTGTAGGTTTTGTGATTGTTGATTAGCCATTGATTGAGCCAAAGCAGCTATGCCAGATCCACCGGCAGCACCTTGTAAATTTCCCATTGTGTTAGCTAATGATTGCTGCTGTTGACCAGCTAACATATCAGCTTGCTGCGTATTAACAGTTAAGTCTTCGTAGACATTCTGTTGGTTAGCATAAGGATTAGATGTGTCCATGTTCTCTAATCTAGCCAACGTTTTATCGTAACCAGCTTGAGCCTGTCTTTGTTCTCGTTTTCTTTTACCGCTTCCGATAATTCCTCCGGCTATACTAGTTAAGGCTTTAACGCCTCCAATTACCATTGATGGATCCATACTTTATATTTTGTTATATCTATTATTATTACATGTTATTTACTACTTTCAACCACCTCAGAGCTCACTGTGAATATTTCCGCAGCAGCTGTATCGTTGTTTTGCATATCAACTTCAGCGTAGTATCCAGCTATACTAGCCATGTTAGCTTGATTATCTTTACTAAACAATATAAAATCATTTGCTGATGGTCTAACCGCAAATGGCTCTATGTCACAAGATATTGATAAATCTGCAACAGCTGTTATTGCTCCAATTTTATTTATAGTTCCAGCGGTATTAAAATTACCAACAGTAGATGTCGAAGAAAAATAAGCTATATCACCTATTTGAACAGAATCCTGTACTGGGTTTAAAAATGTTAATGTTATATTAGCCATGCTATTTTATTTTATGGGTTGTTAAATAGACCAACGGTTATATTAAAAGTCATATCAGAACTAGCGTCTATTATCTCGTCTGTTTTAGCCGTCCAAGTATAATGTAAATCTTGTGCTGGAGCTTGACCAACTAAATTATTAGGTGATATTGTTAAACTTTGTGTCGTGTTGAAAGCTGAAGAACTTGTTGCGGATATACTAAGCGATATTTGCTGTAAGTTATTTCCGTAGAAGTTACCATATAATACACCGGATCCACTAGTTATGTTTGTTCCACTAGGAGTTCCATATGCAATACTTTTAGTGTTAGTACCTGAAATACCGTTAAGAACAGTATAACTAGCTCTTGCTGGACCTATTATAAGACCACTAACACCTGTTACTGTAGGTGTGTATAATCTAAATCCAGAAACTCCAGAAATACTTTCTGCTGCTATAAAATTACCTAAATCTAGCGTGTGTGAAGAAGCTGTTGATCCAAAGTAATCTATAGTAGACACCACGGTAATAGCTAAACTTTGGTTTCCAGAAGCACCTACAAGAGGCGGGTTTACTGTTACGCTTGTTATATCTATAGAAGAATCAGTAGCAGAAGAAGAATCAGTGTTTAAAGCTGTAAAATCTTCAGGTAGTGGTAGTCTTGTTAAAACTATATCTGCATTATCAGTTAAAGTTAAAACAGATGTAACAGTTTTTACAAAATCATACTCCACAAACGGTTGGCCAATATGTACTGCTGATGGGTTACTTGTGTATGTTCTTGAATCACTAGCTGAGTCTGTTGTTACGGTGTACGTTACATCACCTATTTGTGATATTGAAAAGTTAGCAACTTGATCTCCGTTAGAATCTATGTTAGCCGCTAGTTGAGATCCACTAAAAGGCACAGTGCTTAGTGTAAAGCTATACAAGTCATCGTCAGTTACAGCTGGTATATTTATATCAAATAAAATTGAACCAGAGGAAGGTATAGTGCCTGTGAACGAAGCTCCATTAACAAAATCACTAGTTGTAAAATTATAGGATAAACTATCTTCGTTAGTCATACTTAACCTAAATTGAGCACCTACATCACCATATATTACTAGTTTTCTATTACCTCTATCATAAGTCATAGTGCTTGTGTCTAATCTAAACGCTGTTATCTTACCTGTTGATACAGCTACTATAGAGGCACTAGCGTTAGCTGTAAAATCAATGTTATCACCATTTATAGTTTGGCTAGGTATTTTACCTTTTACCGTAAAAGTTCTAGCTGTTAAATAAACATCACTAGTGTATGTGTCTGTAGCAGTAATAATATACGTATCTTGTGATCCAGTAGATATAACATAAGAAGGAGGTGTTTCAAAAAACTTTCCAGAAGAAGCTGTAAATGTTTTACTAAATAAACTAACTATACTACCTGGTGTTCCAAACACACTGTACTGAACAGCTGTTTGACTAGCTGGTGTTGCACTGCTTACAGCAGTATCATATGTGCCGTTTATCGTTTGTGGAACAAGCTTTTTTAATATAGCCGCTCCATCTATATCTATAACAAAATCAACATCAGCACTTGGTGAAAATGTATTATCTATATCTACAGTTACAGAAACTTCATTATTATCAGCGTAAGCAGTTGATGAGTTAGCTAAAGTTATACTAGCTATACCAGTAACGCTACCTGTGTTATTAGAAAAATCTAATGCTTGTAAAACGTAACCGTTATCTGGTTTTATTTTTAAAACTAAACTAGCTAAAGAACCTACAGCTTGGCCACCTGGTGTCTGTGTTGATGTTGAATTTATAGTGCAATTAGTAAGTGCCATATTAGTCGTCGTTTTCTTTTAAAGTTATAGTTATATTAGCTGGAGCAACATCACCTGATATACTTGATAGGTTACCAATACCTTGAACAGAAAATTCTTTAGTATCTAAATTACTTAATGTTGTACCTGTGCCATGTATGTAATTGAAAAACTTACCTTCTTTTCCTTTGAACTCATTAGCAATACCTGACTGCAAGTCTGTTTCTACAGCTGTATTATACCAACCAAATTGCAATACATTATTATAATACTGATCATCTGTTAGGTTAGGCTTGTAATAAGGTTTAGATCCTTCATAGTTTAATGTTTTAAAACCTTTAACAACATCAGGCATCTCATTCATAACTAACTTAACAGAAGTATTATATTGGATTCCATAGAAGTTATTTCTAATTTCATTATCGTGAGAATACATTTCACCGTTTTTAAATGTATAATAAATGTTATTTAAAGTAATACCGCTTTCAGGTATATAAGATTTTCTACTTGGCCAACCGCCAACTTGCTCTTTGTATGAAACAGTGTCATCAGATCCTCTTACTGTGTTACTTTGTAGTGATAGATCATAAGAACTTTTGTCTTCATCATAAGCACCAATAGCTATTTGAGTAACAGCTAGTTTGTCTCCAAAATAATCACCCATACCTTTTGTTGATATTAATTCTAAACCATCTTGAGATAGCCTTAAAACAGCTCCTCTGGCTCTATCTGCAAAGTAACTTCTAAATCCATACTTAGCAAAGCTTTCAGGGTTTTTACTTATGCCAAATTCACCAACATATGGTACAGCTTGGCCTAACACAGCTCTATTAGAAGTTATATTAGCGTTTCCGTCAGCATTAAACAAAGCGTCTTTGTTTGTTAGTATTCTTAATACTTTATCTTCACAGAAAACAGATATGTTCGTATCTCTAGTATCTAACTTTTGTATACTTCCGTAAGAAGGGTTAATATCTTTAGTTATAGATTCTGCCATTATAAATTGGTTTAGTCTATTTACACTAGATGTAGAGTTAAATATACCAGAAAATATTAAACCATTAGTTTTAACCTCTTCATTGTATTGCTCTGCTAAAGTACTACTAGCTTTAACTCCTTTAGCTATATATGTAGCGTTGTAATCATCTCTTATTCTATTAGATTCAACTCCGTTAGCAAAGGAATAGCAATTATGATAATCTAAAGCTATATCGTTACCATGTGTACTAATAGCGTAAGCATTACTAGCCTCGTAATATATGTCTAGCTCAGCAACTTCTTTGGGTTCAGTCTCCCATATACCTGGGTTATCTGTTGTAAATCCGTCTAAATCATCTTCGTCAACGTAGGTTGTACCTATTTGTATAGGTGTATTATAATGATAGCCATTTAATATGTTTGGTACATTGTCTTCTGGAGCCCATTGTATAGGTTTATCTAGCTTTATTGTAAATATTACAACTCTTGAAGATCCAAAAGTACCTGTTCTACCGTTTCCGTTACTATTTCTACCTTTAAACATAATAGCACCACCTCTTCTATATCCTTTTATTTGATAAGCTGTTTGATCAGGATCACCTGAAAACTTTATGTAATTACCAGTTGTTTGTAATGCATTAACAAAATCCTTGTGTTGAGGTGCGACTGTGTTTCCAAACTTAATCCACTCACCCCATTTTACACTGTTTTGGCCACTCTTACTATTACTTGCACCATCACCAAAAGCATGAAAAGCAAGTTCAATAACTGTTTCACCTTGCCTTATACCGTATCCTTGCGTATTTTTTACAGCCGTGTGCGGATGGCTACTTGCACCTAAATCTCTGTTTGGATTTACATCTCCTTCACCACCTAAATCTTTCCATGAATAAAATTTAGTAAACCTAGGTATAAACCAACCAGCACCAAAATTAGTCCCTGTTCCTTTATCTTTCTTTTTCCAATAGTTATACCTAGTACTTTGATTACCACCAGTATTAGCACCTAAAGATGTACCAGCATCATTACCAACTTGCCAAAAGTTATTTTGAGCTATAGTTCTCATCTCATCAATGTTGCCAAATTGTAATATGTTTTGCTCTAGCGAAGAGTCTCTGTATATTTTAGTAAAAAATCTACCTTGAAACTCTGGTTTTAGTTTTCTTACTTTTTGAGCAATTTCAACAGTCATTGAAACGCTCTGTATAGTGTCACCTCCTCCTACAGTACCTAACCAATTAACATCTGACTCATCGAATGTTTTTTCTATATTTATTTGCCAATATTTATCATCTGGGCAATCTGTAGTTGTGTTAACAAACTCTAAGTTTCCAGCCACAGGCTCGTAAATTATATTAGCTATATCATAATACTTAGTAACATTGTTACCTTTTTTTACTCTAACCATTAAGTCTGAAAGAGTATGTATTGATGCTGTTGATAAATCTATGTCATCACCGCTTCCTGTTGTTCCACCAAAATGAGGTTTCCATAAAACTCTAGGTATTCTTATTTGCGCAGTACCTTTTTCTGGGTAACCACCATCTATAAATAAGTTACCATTATTATCTGCCGTAGCTATACCTTTAGACACTTTTGATATTGTTAAAAAATCTGGAGCTTCGTTTTCAATAGCTATTATCTTGTACCTAGCTTCATCTTCAACAAAAGCATCACTATCATGTCTTTTCTTTAATATTAAAAAAGTTTCATCATTAACTTTGTTTCTTTCAGCGGAAGGAAAAGCTAACCAAACATTACCATCTTCAGCAGGATAGTGTCTATCCATAGCTAAGTTATAATACTCAGCAGATGTTTCTTTTAAGAAGTATTTATAATGTGTTGCCCAAGAAGGAGGATTACTTAAAATCTTCACATTAAGAACATTCCAGTTAACAGCTTGTGATTTAGGTAATTGTATTGAACCTGTAGTGTCTGTTAACACTGGTGTCTCTCTACCAAAAGCATCTTTATAAACAACGCCTAATTGATATGTTCTCATGGACTTTATAGACTTACCTGGTGTTCTAACGCCATAACTAGAGTCATCTGATTGTATTATAGATACATCAAACTTAGGTGTTATTTCTGCGTTATTAACATCTTTAATGTCATATTGTTGTGTGTAGTTCGCGTATATCAATCTGTTTGCAGAAAACTCTTGAGCTTTAGCTTTTTTAGGAACATTATCCCAAGGTCTAAGTAGCTGAACAGATGGTAGTACTTTGTATATTATCTCAGACTCTATTAGCATAGAGTTATTAGTCCACTCTTCATCTTGGTTTTCAGGACTACCCTTTAAACTTTTAACCGTGTATATGTTAGTGCTTTTATCTTCTTTGTATAATACATCTATTTCTATAACGTCTTTAGGTAAATGACTTGTAACAAAGTTTGATATAGTTAATTTCTTTAAAGTATTAACCATACCTTTGTTAAAACCTTTTTTAGGATTATAATCAAACTCATCTGGTAAAAAAGCTACTTGACTAAATGGCCCAATAGCAGAGTACTGGCCATCATCATACTTGTATCTATATGCAAATCTAGGAAACTTAAATTCAAACAAAGATTTATCTTCCATTAATATAACTTTCCAGTCTTGGGTACCAGTAACTATACCATCAGATATAGAATCTAAGTTTAACTTAAAGCTATTTGGTGAAAAAGAAAGAATATCTATAACTGTAGCTATAACCTCGTCATCTTCTGATTCGTCTAATATTGTAAACTTTAACCTATCACCTACCTGTAGGTTCATGTTATGTTGGAAAGTAAAATTACTATTAGAATCAGGGTGAGCTCCTGGTGTTAAAGCCTCTCCGCTACCATCAACAAAGCTTTTTGCTATACATACACTTTCGACTATACCGCCTCTTAAAGATGCTGACATGGCTATTGTCGGCGCTTCGATTGGCGATTTCTTTATAACAGTTACATCATCTAGTGTAAAGCCATAAGTTGCTGTTGAATATGCTGTTGTTAGTGTAGTGTGTGTAGTAAAGTTAGAAGAACCTTCTTTAAACTTTTTAATATCAACGACCTTAGGTTCAGATCTATTGTCTGTGAAGAATAATAACCCTTCGATTATGTTAACACCTGTTATCAAGTTACTAGAACTTAAATCTAAGATGTTGTTAGTATCTACCAAGACTGGTGATACTGTTTTAGTGTACTGATCATACTCAGCTATAACATCAATAGATGTACCTGTTATGAACCAGTATATTTTATCATTAGCAGAGTCTCTACAAGAGCCGATGCATTTAGATCCAGCTATGTTCATTAGAGATGGGTAAGCCAACTTGTTACCTAACACGTTTTGTAAAGTGCCTACATCATTTCCTTCTGAACTAGCTATTTGAGCATTCAGAGCGTCTCTATATTCGCCATTTGGAACTAACCTTTCATCAAGGTCTTTGTTCATCTTCCCGAAGCGAAAATGGTGCTTTAACTCTGGCATATTTTAGTGTTTTATTTGTTTAGACTTACCTCTCATAACTTGAGATAACTCTTCAATTTTTAAATTCGATAGTCTTAATTTAGCTGTTCTTATAGCTGTAAACTTTTCTTTTTTAAATCTAGCGACTATATACTCCTGCACGTTTGCTCTAGTAGATAATATAGCGTGTGCCATATACTTGTACATAGCTTCTTCAGCAAATTTATGAACTATCATTTCAGCATCAGTACCTAGACTATCACTTATATACTTAAGTATTATTGTTTTAGTATTTAAATCAGAGCTAAAATGTATTGTGCCTCTAGCTGAATCTATGTAAAAAACACCATTAGACTGTGCGTGCTCTGGACTTATTCCAAATCTACTTCCAGCATCTGTCATAAAATCATATAAACCATCACTAGGATCTGAAGCACTAGTCTGAGCTGTATTAATAAAATCTCTTAAAGAGTCTGAGTTCTGAGCAACAAGTAGTGAACCATCACTATCAAAGTTGTAATCAAAGTTTTCAGCTTGAAGTATTGCTGTAGGGTTGCTAGTCTTACCTGTTGGATATATAATATGCTCTATACCTGATGAATCTTTCCAAGCAAGTTTAACATAGTTAACATAGTCATGTGGTAACTTCATTGTTAGTGAAGGTGGTATTTCTATTTCTTGAGCTTTGATAGATTTAAAAGTATCGTAGCTTAATTCTTGTATTCCTCTCTGTGCGTGGAAAGCAATATCAGCTCTTCTAGCTTTTGGTATTATTTTGTCTTCGCCTACGTAAGAAACTATAAAGTTATTTATAATATCATCAATACCTATAAATTGATAGTTGCCAGTTTGCTCGCTAAAGTTCGTTTGTCTAACTAATATAGAAGCTCCATTAACTGGTGCTGTATCAAAAGTTATAACACCAGTGCTAGCATTATAAGGTGTTCCATCGTATAGACTAGTGTTTAGCTCTGAACCATTTACAAATATCTTAAAATCAGTTATAAGTGTAGGTAAAGGAGAAAATGTTAAAGTAAAAGCAGTAGTAGAACCATTACCAGTGAATGACTGGGAGTTGTTATAATACTGTTGTTGTGTTCCTGTGAATAAAGGCATATCTTATTGTTTTTCTTCTTGTAAGTCTTTAGCTTCTTCTGCAGCAGCTTGTGAGTATAAGTTAGGATTTTTCATTGATATACCAGCTAACTCTAGTATTTTAAAAACTAAATTAGGTTCCTCCGCTTGATGTAGTTCAAAATTAGTAGTTGAACTTGAATTATAAAGCGCTTGACCATTAGCTACGGTATAACCCCAAACAGCTTGAGCTGGTCTAGCTATATAGTTACACACAGCTGCGGTAATTGTTACAGGATATAATTGAATATTTCTATAACCCGTAGTGTGAACGTACACTGGTAAGGTATTTGAAGGTGCTGTTAGAGGAGAATTCTGTATGTGATGGATTTCGTTTTGATTTATTTTTTCTATTTCAATAAATCTAGGTCCACCAGTACAGTTGGCGTTGTAAAAGTAAAGTTCACCCATACGATAGTGGTCAGGTAATACACCTACTCCACCTGAGCTTACGGCCACAGTTTGTCTATATCTTTCAAACTGATCTATTTTTTCTTTTAATATATCTATAGGATCACCATGTGTAGTATCGTTTCCAGGTGCTCTTAAAAATACATTTAAGTCGTAAAAATACTGCTCGAATATATCCATTTGAGCTTGATTAGCGAATACGTTAAACTCTTGAGGTGTTACATAACCTCTTTGTTCTTTATTAGCTATAGCTAAAACTCTTTGATATACTGTATCTATGCTTACTGCCATAATTTTTTTTATTTATAATAATTAGGCTACCGTTAAAGTAGCCTAACTACTATAGGTAATCTATTTGATTTTCTTTTGTACGCTTTCTAGAACTTTCATTCCATCATCTGTCTTAAACCAAGCAGCTAAAGCTGGATATGGTTCTTGATCAAACGGTACAACCATTAATTTTTTACTGTTTTTACCCCAAACAAAAGATCTGCCATCTTGTGACATTTTAATTACTCCTTGTTTAACAGCTTTCATACTTAGACTTTTTAAACTAAGATCTTCATCTTGTACTAGTTCTAAAAATTGTTGTGGGTTATTTCTAGCAAAAACTATAGTGTCTCTTTTTATTTCCTTACTAGTCATTGTAGATACATTAGATCCTGTCTCAACCGTTAATAAAGCTTCACAATCATCAAGATCAAAATCAGAAGCTATTTTTAGCGCTTCAATCTCCATTTGTAAATAACTTAAATCAACCTCAGCTTCTTTAACGTCATCTTTTTCAAAGTAAGACTTACCATTTAATGGGTGATAAAGCGACAAAAGCTTTTGAAGATTTTGTTTTTGCTTCGGCACCATCAACTTACCGTCTCTAAAAAATATATGACCTAGTGTTACTGTACCTTTTTGCTCATCTACAAAAGGTGAGTTTTGGTTAGTTGCATATCTTAATTCCCTTTGAAGACCTTGATCTTCATCAAAATACAATAGTGATTTAGCTCTACTATGTTTTGCGGGTACTGTAAATAATAAAGGCGTTTTGTTACCTTTTAGTAAATAAACTCTATCTTTAATCTCCCAAGTCGAAGGAGTTGTTTCTTGTTTTTTCATAATATGATATAATATAAATGTTAAGAGTAATAATTACCCCCGTTGTTTTAACGAGGGTAAGAATTACAGTAATTGTTAATTAGTTGCTATCACCAGTAACACCATCAGCATCTTTGAATAAGATGAAGTTGTTAGCAGCTTGAACACATAAACATCTTTCTGATAAGAAATGAACGTTCATAGCATCCTCGTCGCTAGTAAAGTTACCACCAACAGATCCAGTGATCCAAGATTTCATTCTTCTATCATCAGCTTCAGAAGCTCTGTATCTGACGTGTAAGAATGGTCTTTTGATGTTTTTACCTAATTGTTGATCATAAACAGTACTTGTTCCAGCAGGAACTAACACTCCTTGTACATCTCCAATTAATCCTCTTGTAGTACCGTCATTTAGGTATTTCCAGTCAGACTTGTAAAAATCGTAAGAACCTCTTCTAAATCCTGAGAATCCTAAGTTAAGTGCCATATCTTCAGAATTGTCAAATACACCGTAAGATGTACCTCCAGTTCCGTAAGAATTTTGAGCAGCTAACATGTTATCGATTGCTAATGAAGTTCCTCTATTTAAGAACATCATATTTTCTTCGATAGCTCCTTGCTTATCTAATTCTTTTAATATAACATCAAATTCAGCAATTCCTTCACCAGCACCAGTTCCAACTGAACCAAAATCAGGGTTGTTGTAGATTAATCCTCTTTCTTCAATAGCAGAGAATAAACCTTGCGTACCGTGTTGTCCAGCGAGTGCTTGTGTTTGGAAAACACCTGCGCCATCCATTTGGTTACCAGAAACTGGCTCAGCTTCAATCATCGCCATTTCTAATTGATCTTCGAATCTTAATCTAGCTTCATGCTCAGATTTTAAGTACCATAAGTACCCACCAGTTCCAGCTTCAGTAGTTACTTCTACCCAACCGATACTAGCAGTATCTGATCCATTTACACTATACTTGTCTCTTAAGATGATTGGCTTATTACTAAAAGTAGTAAAGTCAGCATCTTTAGAGTTTCCAGCGTTAGCAGATCCTTTTTTGTACTCAGAACCGTAAACAAATACATTTATTGCAGTAGTGCTATTTGCAATACCAGCAGCAGCTAAAGTAGCAGCAGTGTAAGGAATAACAGTAGCAACAGAAGCGCCAGCTGCTCTAGCTGAAACGTAACATTTTACTGTTACACCATTCTTGCTTACAATAATAGTATCATGAACATCAATCATACTAGCGTTAGCCGCTGATGAAAAAGTAAGTTCATTTGTTGCGCCACCGTCAGCGTCTGTAGAACAGTCGCTAAAAGCAACGTGAATACGACCTTGCTCAGACCAAACAACTTGATCAGAAGCCATAGGCATTTCTGCTCCTACCATTTTTAAAAATCCTGCAACAGTTCTGTTACCGAATCTTTCAACTTCTTTTTCATAAACTTCCGGTAGGAATTGTTTAGTAAAGTTGTAATCGTTTCCTGTAATTGACAGGTAATTTGACCCATATAAATCTTTTACAGGTCTTGGTGTTAAATGTGCGAGAGCTGATGAGCTCCCTGTGAATGATCCACTTGCCATAATTTTTTAATTTTAATTGTTAAGTTATCTTGTTTTTATTCTAAACTTAAAGTCATTAGAACTATTGTCAACCGCTTTTACTGAAAATCCATTTGGACTTGGTGCCTTCTCGTGAGTAGACCTTGGTTCCATATCGATGTTTTTAGATTTAGCTATACTACTTTTAACAGCATCAGCCTTACCTTGTTCATAAAAATGTTGAGCTACTAAATCAGGGTTCATTGCTGTAAATAAAGATTTGTGATAGCCTGAAGCATCTGACATTTCATTTTTTTCATTCAAGAACTTCTTGACAAAATTGTTAATGTCGCTTTGTGTATCCTTAACCTTTGCAGCATCTTTTACGTTAAATCTGTATTTCTTTTCTCCAACCTTATATTCAAAACCTTTGAACTGATCGTTAAAAACTTGTTTAGTTTTTTCTTGAAACACTTTTTGTTGTAAACCTTGATTCTTGTTAGTTTCCTCTAACTCTTCGTTATATCTATTAAAGAAATCTACAGCCTTCTGTTGTTCTGGCGCGAGCCTAGAACCAGCTTTAACTTCTTCATAGTATTTAGACTTTAGCCCGTCTAGGTGGCCTTTAGCACTTGCAACCTGCTCTTTTAGCGCTAGTTTTTTTCTTTTTATATCTATTTCCTCGTCAACATCTTCGTTAAAAGAAAATTGATCTTCCATTAGGAAATTTATTTCCTCGTTATTTAAATGAGGTTTTGTTTGTTTGTAATACTCTAATAATAGAGTTTTATCATCGTAGTTGGTAAAATCTTGATTTAATTTTACATAGTCCTCAAGCGATCCGCCTGTCTCATTTATAAAATCAACTACTTTCTGTATGTTCTCAGGTAAAGGTTCTCCTGTTTCTTTAGCATCCTCAATAGCTTCTTGAACTTGCTCTTGAACTTCTTCAACAACTTTATCCTCTACTTCTTCTACAGCTGCTTGTTCCTCTTCTATAACCTCTTCTAAACCAGGTTCTTGCTCTTCAGCTTCAACTTCTGGTTCAACTTCTGGTTCAGCTTCAGCTTCTACCTCTGGTTCTTTTGAACCTTGTGATAAATCTAATTTAAACGTACCATCTTCTAAGACTTCCGCTTTTGGGCCTTGCTCCTCAGGTTTCTCCTCAGGCACGGCTTTTACTTGAACTTCTTGAGTTTGCTCTACAGCTTCCTCTTGAACTTCATCTTTTTGTTCTTCTGACATAATAAAATATTATAAAATTAATAAAAAATTACCTAGGGTCTGTTGCGCCTAGGTCTATACCTCCACCAAGTATATCATTACCTGCAGATTCAAAGTTTTTAGGTGGTTTTGAGTTATTTCTTTGATCTATTAGTTCAGACTGTTGAGACGCTTGAATTTTAGTTCTTTCGTCCTTACGATCTTCTTTGTACTTTTCTTTGTTTTTCATACCATCAACTTCCATACCCTTAAGTCTCATGTTAATCTGAAACTCATGGTTCATAAGTTCTTTTTTGTATAAAACCTCTTTAGCTAGTTTAGCCTCTTCTAATTGAGCTTTGGTTTGCTCTAGCTGTATTTTTTGTTGAGTTATAGCTTGATTCTTTTGAACCTCTGCTTGAGCTGCGGCTTGTTGAGCTTGAACATTAGCTTGTGATTGAGCTTGTATATTCTGCTGCTGCATCATTTGATCTCTTTCTTGTTTCTTTTTTCTACGTATCTTTAATACTTGATTAGCTAACTTAATGTTTTTTATTTCTCTTAAATCAATAGCATCTTCTAAGTCTAAGCTTCCAGCAGATAAAGCCATTTGTATATTTTGTTCTAACATAGCTTTTTCTTCATCATCTGGTGCTAGCTCTATGTATATGCCAAAATCAGATAAATGTAAGTTTTGTAACTCACTTAAAGTAGAAACATTATGTATACCTATTTTTTGTATAAAAGCTTCTCTTGTTGGTGAGTACTCTAGTATATCAGATACTCTTAAAGAAACTGCTTCAGCTACTTCTGAAGTTATATACAAACCAGCTTGTAATATATGTCTTGTTGCTGTGTTACTATTTGCAGCTGCTATTTTTTGTACACCTACTAAAGCGTCTTTAGACGGAGTAGATCCATCTGATGACTCATTTAAACCGGTGACATCTCTTATCATTTGTAAATAATAATTATACGTACCTATCAAACTCTGCATCTTAGCACCACCATTTCCACTTTGTATTTCTTGAATAGGTACCTTACCAGGATTCATATCTCCTTCAGAAGTCATTGATCTACCTATAATAGAACCAGTTTGAAAAAACATATTCAATGCTTCTTGTGGGTTATAATTAGTTCCATTACCTAAATCAATTTCAGCTAAACCATCAGCATCTAAATATATACCGTCAGGAGTCATTCTAGACATCACCTGTTGCAGCTTTAAATGAGTTAGCTGTATCATATCAGCAAAACCAGTTATACGTCCTACAAGTGATTCTATTCTACCTTTATACATTCTAGGTGCTGAGATAGAGTAATTCATTTTAACCTTAGTGTGATCACTTTTAGGTCTCATCATGTTCTTACTAAGATCCCATTTTAATATTATATCAGTACCTAAAACAATAGCTCCTTCGTATAAAACTTCTAGTGACCTAGACATCTTACCATACTTAGCCTCAAGCATTTGATCCTGCATAGGATTAAATGAATCATCTTTTATTATAACTTTGCTAGCGCCAGTAGCTGTTTCTTTAACTTTGTATACTTCATTAGCATACGTCTTATAGTTAAAATACAACACTTGAACTTGATTTTTATCAACTTGGCTAGATTCAGTTAAGCTTCTATTATAAAAACCACTGTTTTGGAAACCTTGACCAGTAACTTTTTCTAATTGTTGTTCGTCTAGATTAGGAAACTGTTTTTTTAATTCGTTAACAGGTAGCGTTTTAACTTCACCAATATAATATATATCATCAAAATAAGGCGACTCTGTATATGAGTATACTAAATTAGCAGGGTCTACGTATTCTATTTTTATTCCTTCTGACTTGTTATAAACGGTTTTAACAGAACCTATACCTAATACAGTTAAGTCATAGTTAACTCTTCTTCTAGTTAAATCATATCTATTACCTTCAAGAACAACGTTAATAGCTTGTTCCTCAGCTATTTCTACTTGCTGCTTATAACTAAGTTGCATGTGTAAATCTAACTCTTGTTGTGAATCAGGTAGTATTTCAGGGTCATTTTCAGAAAGATCAATACCAAAAGCTTCTTTAGCAAAAGCATTAAGCTCTTTTGATCTCATATCTCTAAGCATTGACTCCATATAAGCTGTTCTTTTACTGACACCTGAAGGATCTTGAGAATATGCTTTAATATCAAAAACTCTTTCTGATATACCATTAACTACTATATCTACAAATTTAGGTATAATAGGTACTGGTTTCCAGTCTAAATTAAGATATGACAAATCACCGTTTATAGATAATTCATCTTTATATTTTTGTATAGATTGTTCTCCTCTAGCGTATAAGCGAAGTTTATGGAACTCTGTTTGATTCCCAGAGAATCTGTTCGTACCAGAGTCCCTCTTAAACCACTCGCTTTCAATTGCTTTAGCAACTTTCAAACCGTAGTCTTTACTTATCTTTTCTAAATCGCTTGCGACTTGACTTGGAAAATAACCTTTAACAACTGACTCAGCCATATTAATTTTCTATTAATTTTGATTGTATGCCAGATTGTTTATATCTAGCAAAACTTATATTTACTTTTTGTTTTTCTACTTTAGCGTTGGGTGCATACAAATGTCTATTACAACCCATTATAGCTAAACCAGAACTTATAGATGCATCAAACTTGGTTCTATTGTTTATATCGAACTTAGACCAATCATTAAGAAGTTCGTTAAAATAAACTGTACCATGACTACCATCACTTTTTATACCAACGTGGTCTTGTATGTACATTTCTATTGCTGCGGCATGAGATTGTTTTATATCTTCACTAGAGTTAGGTATTCCACCAACTTCTTTTTCAGCTATAGACAACTTATTCCATACTTTATCTGGTCTATTCATACTAAAGCCTCTATAACCACGTCTTCTTAAATAATACAATAAACGAGGTTTATTATTTTCTGCTAGTATAGGCATCCCGTAAAATACAAGTGCCATTAAAACATCTTCAAAGAAGATCTCAGCGGTTTGTGGTCTAGCTATATATTCACAAAAGAAATGATTTGCTGGTGCATCTTCCATGCTAAACTTTGTTAACCCATGTAAAGAACCTTTAGAGCCCTTACCGTCAACAGTACCAGATATATCGTAACTATCGCAACCAAAAACACCCATGTGTTCATTACCTGGTTTTTTATAGCCATTTTTTAATATAACGTTATTTTGTAAATGAGCTGGTGGTGTCCAGCTTAATTTAAATCTACCATTTTTATCAGGGTAGAATATAACTTTGCTATCTTTAACACCATTAACCCATTGAAAATTACCAGTGGTTATAGTGTTTATGTAGTTTGTTTCCTCGTTGTAATCTATTTGCTCGTATATTTTAGCTAAATTAAATATACTGTTTTTTGTTTCGTCTCTAAACGCATGCTCTTCAGTTCTTGGAAATTGTCTGTAAAATTCATTTAAAGCATCTCCATCGTCTTTTAAACCATCTACTTCATTTTGCCAATGTTCTAGTATACCTATATCTATAGCCTCGCCAAAAGGTCCAACCTTTTCTGTTTCAGGTGTGTCGAATACAGGTATTCCATAAGAATCAATGAAACCTTCGTAGTTCCATTCCATAGGTATGAATAAAGAATATAGTCCCGAGCTTGTCTGTCCATTGCGGTTTCTTTTTGTAACATCTGAAGCTTTATATAGTTTCTTAAAATTATCTCCTCCTTTGTCTAAAGCGTTTGATGTTGATCCCATCATACACTTACCAATAACTCTACTACCTAATCGTAATGTTGTTTTAGTAACCCTCCAGTTATTTAATATATTATTAGGTCTTTCCCATTTACCACTTTCATCATGCACTAATAATTTAAGTTTCTCACCATCGTAACTGTTATCACCTGTATTTTTCCAATCAATAGTTGTATCAAGACCTTCTAACTCTTCTGGCTTGTCAGAGCTAACAATACTTCTTCTTGTAAGCTTACTAGCAGGAACTCTATACGCAAGTTCTGTTTTTGGCCTATCCATACCATCTTGTATAGGTTTAAAAAAGAAAGGGTAATTTACAGATATTGGTACAACCTTGTCGGTAAACATTTTTTTAGCATCTGGTCCTGACTTTGATAAGATACCGAATCTAGCATCAGATGATATTGTTGCTTGATTAACCGCTTCTCCTGAAGCCATAAAAGAGAATCCTGAACGTCTATTTTTAAGGTAGCACATTCCGTAGCATCTTGTATCTGCTTTGCAAGCTTCCCAGAATATATAGAATAGTCTGTTTGCTTCTCTAAAATCTGGCTGCCCAACATCAATTTTGGACCACTGCAAGTACATATAATGAGTGCCAGTAATATAAGTAGGTTTACCTTGATTATAATACCAAAAACCTTCTTCTCTTTTTTTAAACTCATCTTCTATGTAATCTATATATTTTTTCTTGAAATCATCTGCATAATTTTTCCAATCAAATATAGTTTTTATTCTTTTTAATTCTCTAGGGTAATCACTAACTTCCCATTTATTACTATCAAACTTATGTGGACTTACACATTTAGGTAATGCTATTTTAAAATTTTGTATTTCATATATTTCACCTATCTGCCCAGTTTTAGATATAACAACAATATCATGCTCTTTGTTATAGCCATAATCCCACTTCTTAGCTTTGTTAAGCCTCTTGACTGTGTTTATTTTTATAGGTTCTACAACCTTATACAGTGATTGCTTGTACATTATTTAGATCTTCTTTCTGCAAAGCCACCAAATGATGTCTCTTCAACTTCCTCTTTAACTACATCATTAAGCATATCTTCCTCTTCTTGTATTCTATTAAGTATCTCAAAAGCATCGAATATAGCTAGCTTTTTAGTAGCAGCGGCATTTTTTAATCTATCAGCAGATATATCATCTCCAGAATCAACTATTTTTTCACCAGCTACTTTTATAAGTTCTTCAACTGCTTTATGCCCAGCTTGGATTATATTCTTTTTCGTCTCCTTGATATTCATATTTTATAGTTAATGATCGAGATCCAACTCTATATAATCTTTCATCGTCTACTACAAATTCATATTCACTACCAGGAGTGAAACCAACTAGATCACCTTGTTGTATTTGTGAGTCAAAGTTTTCATCAAGATACTTTACAACACCAATACTAGGCTTTTCTTTGTTAAGATTAAAAATATTATTAGATTCAATAGGTTTTACAAATGAATAACCCCTAGGTGCTTTCCACTCGTTTTTATTTTTATATAAAAAGATTTGTTCAAAAGAACATAAATAATTATTATCATCTATGTAACTTCTGCCGTTTTTCTCTACACCTCTGACGTCATGGTATCTTCTAAATACATTATGATGGACAACAACAGTGTCACCTACCTTAATATTAGTGTCACCTGTTGTGGGTAAGCTTTTAACGATACCTAGTCTATTTACGCTTTGGTGTGTGAATATTTGTGTATTAAGTATTAAGTCTCCGCCTTCTACTTTCTTATTATTGTTGTATCTAGAGCCAAGTGGCTCAATAACAAAATCAAAAATACTCTTCATATTAGTATTCTAGATTATATTCAATAGCTACTGCCATGTTTTTATTAAAATCTTTCCAAGGTAAAACCTCATCAGCTTTTTTAATAAATATACTAAACTTGTCATCTTCCTCTGTTATATGACAAATAGTATGCCCGCCGTAGACCTCTTGGCCCACGGCATAATGCATAGCTTCATTTTTATAATCTTTACCAATACTAATCTTTCTTATCAGCTTCATCTTCTATAGGCTTAATAGATCCATCTTGAATATTAACAGACACTTTACCATATTCTTTTTCAAGACTAGCTTGCGTGTCTTTTAATTTTAACTGTAGCTCTCCAACACCTTGAAGCATACCTGCTTTTTGAGTCTCTAATTGACCAATGCTTAGTTGGATGTTATTAATTTGTCCTACTAAACCTTGTAATTCTTTTAATTGTTCATCTGTGATCTTGTCCACTGCTGGAGCTAGATCAATTACTTCTTCTTTTGCCATAATTTAATTTAATTTAATTGTTAATTGTTTATTATACGTCTGTATAATCTTTGTACTTATCGTCTGCTTTTAAAGCTACGTAAGCTTGCTTTACATGATTCTTTGCTGAGTCAGCTACAGATGCAGTAAAACCGAAACCAAACTCAGTTAGCTGAGAGTTTGGATTAGCGTCTCTAGCTGCTTTATCCTTAAATACTTTTACACCAACATTTGAGTTAGGTGATTTTGTCCAAATTGTTTCATACACCGCTTCAGTTTTTAAGCTACCATCTGGATTGTACACAGCAGCAGTTTTTAAATTTTGCGATGAACTAGAGTTATAACTGCAGTTGATGTTACCTACCTGTAGGTAAGCATCGCTTAACGCTATACCTTTAAAATTGTATGCTCCTTTTAATCCCATTGTTTTGTTTTTTTTTAAATTGTTATTCTATGTTTATATTATTACGCTATTTTCACAGTTTTTAAGTGTTAGTATCATTAACAGAGACTTATTTGACCAACTACTCCATTTTGGTCAACCCTGTATTTACCACCGTTACCTAATTTTCTAAAACCTACGGCTAAAAATGTTGTACCTCCTGAATTTGAATAAACAACATCATTTACAGCTGGATAACTACCAGATCCATTATGATAATATGTTTGATTTGTAAGGAAGCCACAAACATCAGTTGTTCTTCCAGATAAAGAACTACTAAATGAAGTTATAGCGCTGGTTGTTGTAACTACTTTTATAACACCATAAGTTGTACCCGCTCCGTTAGAAGCGTAAGCTCTAAAAGAATAAGCAGTAGAAGCTGTTAAACCAGTAATTGATTTTGCAAAAGGGCTTAATGTATTTGTTGTATCAACTACTTCTCTTGTCACTCCAGATCCACCATATATAAAATTAGCTGATTGATTACCGGTCATATATACAAACCCTCTAGCACTTATAACGCCAGTTGAAGTTAAGTTGGCTAGCAAGCCTCTGTTAGTTGTTGTACCATTCATAGTAAAACTAGTCGCGGCTAGACTACTAACATTGTCTGTTTGAACAGTTGGAGCAACTCCATTTCCACTACCTATAACTTGCATACCTGGGCAGCTAACCGAAAACCACCATTGTGTATTACCTAGTGGTGCGGTAACCTGCATATTCGAAGTACTACTTGATGTGTTTTTATTAAAAGTAATAGAACCTCTACCAGCCGACGGAGATAATGTTGTTATGGTTGCACTTGAGTTACCGGGTGTTGCTTGTAGAGCTGATAAATAAGTTTGGCTACCAACAAAATCTCCAGTGGATTCTACACCACTTTTATAAGTGTTACCATTCCACGTAAAAATAAACCTATCTGGAAAGCTATATGCTTCGTATTCTATTGTAACAGTACCTGTTGCACTACCTAAGTTTATAGGGTAGTTAAATGTTCCTTGTCCACCATTACGATAAGCTAAGTTACAAGCGGGTGAAGCCGCGTCGTGATCATAGCTATAAAATTCAGCCATGCCGTAAGGTGCAAGGTTATTTGGGTGAGATGCACTAAAACCATTTGTATTATCGTAGTTCTCACCACCACCGTAAGTATTACCACCTTCAGTAATATCTCTTAGACTATATGGCCCATAACTAGTGTCTACGTCTGTGTAGTCATTTTCTAGCTTTTCAGCTGCTATAGCTGCTAAACTTATACTGTTACCGCTACTTGGAACTGCCATTACTTAATTTGTTTTTTAAGTTCTTCTATTTCAGCTTTTAAATCTTTTATTGCTTCGATTAAATAACCTGTTATGTTACCATAAGATACACCTAGTGTGCCATCTATTTCATTAACTAATTCAGGTGCTACTTTCTGCATCTCTTGAGCTATTACACCGCTACCTTTTTTTTCTGTACCTTTTCTTGTAAAACTAACACCACGCATGTCGTAAACTTTAGAACCATCTAATGTTTTTATATTTTCTTTTAGCTTTATATCTGAGTAAGCTATTACATCTTCACCAGCAGTGATTGTACCTGATATTGTAAAATCAGGAAGATTATTATAAGCTGTTGTTATTCTTGCGTAACCACTACCTACACTTCCGCTTAAATCAAGAGCATGACCACTATTTGCTGAAGATATTTTTATCCCTATCCCTGTGTGAGATCCTGCTCCATGGTTTACTGTTAAAACATTTGATGTTCCACTTTGTGGACCACTTAATACCGTTGAGTTTGTAGCGATAAGATTATGCGTATTTAAACCAGTGCCGAAATAACCATACCTCCACTTGTAATTTACCGAACCTATATCATTAGTGTTACTAGATCTTGATGATCCTATCAACGTTGGTTCAATGTTAACCCCGTTGAACATAATTCCACCACCAGCTCCACCTTGGTAACCTATCCAAGGCACACCATTGTAGGTTCCGATAGCCCCAACAAGAGCTGTGTCTTTTTGTATTCTTATAACTTCACCGTCATTACTTAGTCTATTAAACCTAGCTACAGTGTCACCACTAACAGTTGGATTTATACTTCCGTCAGTCATTAGTTGAACACCTTTTAATGCATTATTTACTGCGGTTTTTCCTACAAGTAAATTTCCGCTTACATCAACACTACCGTCAAAGTTTGATAAACCACTAGAGTTTACATTAAATATTGGAATACCTGAAATATCTGATACTGAGAATAAATCACCCGACAAACTATTTGTAACTGAGAAAAGTTGACCCGCGGTACCTTGTATATCAAGACCACCGTCTTTTTCAACAACCATTCTATCGCTGTTATTAACCTTCCATTTAAAATCTCCTGAATTAGCTGATAGGTTAAAACCATATCCACTTGAATCCCAGTATTGCTGATGTTTTATGGAGCTATTAGCTTTAGTTATAAGCGCTCCTGATAAATCAGTTCTTGCTGAATTAACAGATAGATTATAGGTATTTGCTGATATACTTGTTGGAAGTGCATCACCTATACCTACATCACCAATATTTGAAACTGTTAGTTGTTCTTTTGAAGTTGTTTGGTTATATAGTCTAAAACGACCATCAGACTCTATTGTTTGTATAAATTTATGATATGAATTAGTCTGTAAATCTAATCTTGCAGCTGTAGTTGTTCCTAATACCCTAGCAATAGAATCCGCTCCACCTGCTACCTCTAACTTAGCCCCAGGAGAAACAGTCCCGATTCCGACGTTTCCGGTGTATAAAACTTTTAAATGCTGAGTACCACTACCACCACCATCAATAAAAAATCCTCTATCCGTGTTGTCGGTCGTTCCTCTATGAAAACCTATTTCAGAAGCAAAGTTATCAGTAGTTTCTGTGCCTATTCTAATTCTAGCGTATTGATTCCAGGAATTACTTGGGTTCTTAATATGCAGCAATTCAGTTGGAGTACCGACTCCAATACCAACTTGCCCACCGTTAAACCAAGAGTTACCAGCGGAATCTATACGAACTGCTTCAACATTGTTGGTACTACCGTCTGAAGTCATTAATGAGAACAAACCTTTGTCTAAGTTTGTGCCAGTAAGTCCTCTTGAAATAATTCTAGATATAGTATAATCATTTGATCTAACTAAAAATCTATTATCATCATCTGATTGTATTGATAAGCTGTTTTTAACAGTTGCGGCTGTTGAAGTTAATTCTAATTTTATATTAGTATCAGCTAGAGTTTCAGAAGCAGCATATTCAAAAGCTAAATTATCGTTAGAGTTATTACCTCTTATTTTCCATTTATCAGCAGCACCGATTCTTAAGGCTGAAGTAGGTATTACATTAACTGCGGTTACATCACTTAGAAAAGTTGCTGCTCCTGCGTTAGTTATATTTAATGTATCATTCCAATTAGTACCATCATATTGATCAAGGTTAAAAGCCCCACTACCAGGATTATTTATTCTCATGTGCCCACTTAAATACAGATAGCTCGTTCCTACGGTTTCTAAATTTCCATTAACTAATACTTCACCTGCGAATTCTGTGAGTGTTCCTGTGCCTATAGTTATAACATCACTACCATTATGCGTAATAACAGTTTTTAAATGTTCACCTCTATGCTCAATAGTACTACTTGTTTTTTGACCTGGTGTACCTGTGTTATTATTTCCAGCTATTGTTAATTTACCAGTTGTATCGTTACCAGATTTATGTATTTCTACATCCGCTGTAAAAGTCGCGTAACCACTGTGAGCCAAAGTTAAAGCAGCCGTATTGTTGCCAGTGTGAAAATTTATATTAGATGCGCTTCCTGTAGCTGTGTTATTTATATAACTCCAGTTGTTACTACTACCGTCCTTGTCATTTTTAATAGCTAACCCTATACCTGGTAAATTTAACTGAGCAGCAGTACCCGCATAAACACCTGTACTACCTATACCTACAATACCTGCAAAAGTTGCGCCTGTGCCAACACTAAATGAATTTGTGTTAAATGAATGTATTGTATTTGAACCATACCTCATTGCCATTATTTGACCATCACTACCTGTAGTAGTTCTTCCTAATTGCATTGCAGTAGAATCTGACGATATTTGTATCTCTGGAACTGTTGTTGAATTTTTTAATCCTATACCTGTTTGATCTGCAAAGCCTGATGCTGGATTTACAACAGTATTACCCATTAAAATATTCCCTGCAAAAGTTGCGTTTTGAGATTTATCTAATGTAAGTGCTGTTGTTAAAGCTTCGCCACCATCAGCGGTTGTATAAAATATCATTTTACTAGGTGCGTCAGAATTAGCTACAGCTTGACCATCTGCCACTACAGCTATAGCACCCATTTGTGCGAAATCAGTTCCATCAAAACCTTGCCATCTTATTAAACCACCTTGACCATCAGGTAAAGCTACTGTTGGCGCGGAAGCATCTCTTGCTCTTAATGATATTAAATTAGCTGTACCATCTCTTCTACCT